AGGAGCTTTAGGCAATTCGCTTAAGGTTTCATTCGCTGATTCAAGTAACTTTGACACTAATTCAGTAGCATCAGCTACAGTTAGTGCAGGAGGATCAGGCTATACGTCTGTTCCAACAGTTACTATAGCAGCACCAGGATCAGGTATTACAGCAACAGCAACAGCAACAGTTGCATCTAATGCAGTAACAGCAATAACAATTACCAATCCTGGTAATGGATATACTAGCGCACCAGCAATTACATTTAGTGGCGGAGGCGGAACTGGAGCAGCAGCTACAGCCGTTTTAGCAACAGATTGGGCTTATAAAGATCAATTTACTCGCGCACCTTTAACATCAACATCAGCATCGATAGTGGCAGGCTCAAATGATGAGCTTCACGTTATTGTTGTAGATGAAGATGGCTTATTTTCAGGAGCAGTGGGTACTATATTAGAAAAATATGAAGCAGTTTCCAAAGGCTCTGATGCGAAGACTCTCGAAGGCGGATCAAATTACTACAAGAATGTGATTAATAATCAGTCTAAGTATATCCGTTGGACAGATCATCCAGCAGGCGAAAGCACTTGGGGAACAAATTTAGCAGCAACAGCATACACATCAGGCTTTACAGCAGCAGAATCTACTGACAGCTTGACAGGTGGTGTTTCTGACAGTCCAGACAGTGGAGATGTACAAACATCTTACGCACTATTCGCAGACGCAGAAAGCGTTGACGTGAACTTAGTGATGACAGCTGGCTGGTCAAACACTGATAAGAAGTGGGTACAAGACAATATTGCTAAAGTCAGAAAAGACTGTATAGCATTTGTTTCACCACAACGATCATCAGCAGTAAATAATGCCGGTTCAGAAGTTACAAATATTGTAGCAGATAAAGGAGCTTTATCCGCCACATCATATAGTGTAATGGACGGGAACTGGAAATATCAATACGACAGATACAACGACGTATATAGATGGGTACCATTAAACGGAGATATAGCAGGCCTTTGTGTAGCAACAGACAGCGCGGCTGATCCGTGGTTCTCACCAGCAGGATTTAACAGAGGACAAGTAAGAAACGCAGTAAAATTAGCGTGGAATCCTACTAAAGCAAATAGAGACGATCTCTACCAAGCTGGAGTTAACCCTGTTATCAATAGTCCTGGAAACGGAATCGTATTATTAGGGGACAAGACGTTACTAGCAGCACCTTCAGCATTTAATAGAATTAATGTTAGAAGACTTTTTATTGTTATAGAAAAAGCAGTATCAACAGCAGCTAAGTTTCAATTGTTTGAATTTAACGACGCATTTACAAGAGCACAATTTTCAGCGATGCTAGTACCATTCTTAAGAGGTGTCCAAGGACGCCGAGGAATATATGACTTCTCAGTTATATGTAACTCAAGCAATAATACTGGTGAAGTAATTGATAGGAACGAATTTGTAGCAGACATTTTTATTAAGCCTGCCAAAGCTATCAACTTCATACAGTTAAACTTTATTGCCACAAGATCTGGTGTAGACTTTTCTGAAATTGGCGGTTAATGTATAAATAGTAGAAATAGGAGAAAACAATGGATATTTCAAAATTTAAAGGAGCATTAGGCGCGGGCGGTGCAAGACCTAACCAATTCGAGGTCGGAATAAAATGGCCCACAGGAGTAGGCGCACCATCGGACTCGGCTAAGTATTTGTTGGTAACAGGAGCAGCCCTACCGGCTTCAACTGTAAACCCAGCAATCATACAGTATCGTGGAAGAGAAGTTAAGCTAGCAGGCGAAAGGATATTTGATCCTTGGACTATTACAATAGCTAATGATTCTGATATGAGTTTACGTAGGCCTTTTGAAAAATGGATGGACATGATGAATACCAAAGGCCAGCAGGATTCCGGAAACGATGCGAACATGGGAGAGATGCAGCCCTCTGAATACCAGCGGGACTTGACAGTTACTCATTTAGATAGAAATGGAGATAAACTGGCAGGCGGCGGTTATACGTTGTGGGAAGCATTTCCAATTAATATGTCAGAAATTGCATTACAATATGCACAGAACGACATTATTGAGGAATTTACTGTTACGTTCCAGTACCAATGGTACACAGTCGACGAAGTCTAACTGTAGAGAATTAAAATATGGATTTATTTGGCTTTGAAATAAAGCGGAAAGGGACGCCACAAAGTGAAAAGTCTTTTGTGGCTCCATCCGACGACGGTGCAATAGAGTCAATACGTGCGGGTGGGTACTACGGTACCTACATGGACGTAGAAGGCATAGCACAAACAGAAGCAGAACTGATTAAGAGGTATCGAGATATTGCCTTAATGGCAGACGTAGATACAGCAGTTGAAGACATAATCAACGAGTCAGTTGCACAGTTGGAGAACGAATCTCCCGTCGAAATTAACCTTGATGAAGTTAAACTTTCAGCAAGTGTTAGAAAAAGCATGGCAATAGAATTCGAGGAAATTAAAAATATCCTGGACTTTAAGGATAGAGCCCAGGATTATTTCCGAAGATGGTATGTCGATGGTAAGATTTATTTCCATAAGGTAATAGATCT